TCATCCGGTCCTTCGGGCGCGATTCGCCAAGAATTCAGCTAGCCGCCCGACCTCGCCGGGCAGGGCCTCCGCAGACCCGTTGTTGTCCAGGATCCAATCCGCATCCCCCGCCGTCAGCTCCATCGAGCCGCCCGGCTCCGGCGGCAAGCGGCGCGAGGCATCCACCCACACCACTAAATCAAACAGCCCCCGCGAGCGCTCGAATTCGGCGCGCCTCCTCATCCCGGTGTAAATGTCATGATGAGCAAGGATCTGCTCCGCAAGCATCGGGCCGGGCCGGAGATTGTAGGCGGCGATTGCGTGAAACCAGAGCTGGCGGTGATTAGCCCGATCCTCATAGCAGGCCCGCCAATCGGTGTAGATATCCGTCAGCAGTGGAAACACCGCATTTTGCGCGGCGAATTCGGAACTGGACACCGCGCGCATCCCGTAGAGATCGCGCAGGAGATCGCCCACGCTATCCTTTCCGTGACGCCCGTGACCGATGATCAAGAGGCGCACACGCCCGCAGAGGTTGGGCCGATTTCCGGCCGACTTTTCCGGTGCCATGTCAGCCCCCAAAACGATTGAACAAGCGCCGCAGGCCATAGCTGCGCGCCAAAGAAAGAGCGGTGAACAGAGTTGCGAGAGCAACATGCTGGCGGACAGTTGGTGCAGGCAGGCCGACAAGCGGCAGAAACACCGCATTGCCGAAGGCCGAAACACAACAGCCAACCATCACATTCAGAACCGCCTCCAGCGCGGAACCGCTTCGGGACTGCCCGGAACTCAAATCGCATCAGCCGCGCGCACGGCCACCCCGAGAACGAAGCCAATCAGCACGCCAGCGGCGAAACTGCGGCCCGCGAGAGCCTTGGCGATCTCCGCCAGAACCAACCCCAAGAGAAAGGCACCGGCATACATCATGGCCGCCACCGCGCATCCGGGGCCTGCGCCACAAGCGTACGCTTGCCGTTGGCGTAGGTGACCACATGGGCACGCTGCCAGCTCGACGGCCCGTTGTTATAGCCCTGGTCGAGATCCCCGGTCATTCCGGCGATATAGACTCCATCCATAATCTGCGGGCTGTGCTTGTCTGCGATCGTGATGCGGGTGCCCATCTTGGCGAGCCCGGCGGCGGTGCCCCGCGATCCGTTCGGCCCCTGATGCCCATGCATCCCGCATTCGATGCCGCCGCTGTCCTGGCAGATCACGAAAGATCCGCCCATCGGCACAAAATCGATCCCCTCAAGCTCGCGCGGATCCTCATTCTTGAGCGCCCAGCGGCAGAGGTTGAACCCCTCCACGCCCTCGCGGATAGCCCGCAGCAACGCAAGGTTGCATTCATGCCAGTATTCGGCGTTGCCGGTATCCATGCGGTCCGCATCCTTGCGCGCCCACTGCATCAGCCGGTCATCGTGATTGCTCTCGATCATCACCGTGCGGCATGTGTCGCGCTCGATCGCCCGCAGGAAACGGGCACCCTCCTGAACCTGCCAGCGGATCCCGGAATGCCCCGCCGCGGCCATGCGCGCCCGGTGGATCGGATCACCGTCCACATGGCGCGATGCCATTTCAAAGCTCATCAGGTCATGAATGAACTGGTATTCTGGGCGCAGCGCGTCGATCATGGATCCGGCGTGGCGCCCCCAGAGAGCAGCAAACACATCATCCGCCAGGCTTGGAATATGGATATCCCCGAAGGTGACGGCCTTCACACGGTTGCCGGTAGAGATCCGCCCGCCCCGCACGATCACGTCGAGATCCTGAAAGGCGCCATCAGAGGTGGCGGAGATCTGGCGGCACCAGGCGTTGCCCAGATCATCCGCCTCTACGATCGTGGCGCCAAGAATGTGATGAAACTCCGCCTTGAGCCCGGCCTTTTTGCGCACGTAGTTCGGCACCGTGCAGGCGCCGGTTGTCATCACTGACGGCACGAAATGCCCCGGCATCGCGGGCACGCTCTCGAATGCAAGCTTCGCGTGCGGAAAAACAGCCGTACGGCCCTGCGCATAGGTCGTCAGACCGGAGAGAGGCCGCACCGCCGTTGGCAAGGTGTTCATTTCGGCACAGAAGCGCACCGGGCCGCAATCGTAGCCCTCGAACCGAAGATGCGGCAGGACCTCGCGGGCGAACTGCGCAGTGCGGGTTTCGTGATCGGTATAAAGCGCGTGGTTGTATGTGAAGCCGCCAACCACGACTTCCGCGCCGATATGGCGGGCAAAGGCTTGCAGGTTGGACCAGAACCGCAGATGCACATCCGTGTCATCCTGCGCCGCCGTCAGGATCCAGCGCCGCACCTCGCCGCGGCGGAAATCCGCGGCCACCGCGCCGGGGCGCGCGAACAGTTCCCAATCCGGCAGGAAATGGTCATCGCCGCGGGCTTCCGCATCGGCCTGCACCGCGAGGAAGGAGCGCACCATGCGCTCAGTGGTCTTGTATCCCTGCTCCGTCAGCCGCCGGGCAGCCTCCGGCACGCAGGACCCCTTGCCGCCGCGCGGGTCCCGGAAGGGATCAAACCCGTCCCGCAAGGCCGCCTCAAGGGCATCCTTGATCCGCTGCGCGCGGGCAGGATCCTGCGCCCCGGTCTTACGCTTGCTTTTCATCTGCTTTTTCCTTGTTCTTCAAGCGGCGGATCCGGCCATAGAACTGAGAGGCATCTGTCAGCGCCTCAAGGATCAGATCCGCGCGCGGGGCGGCATCGATCTCCGCCGCAAGCCCGCGCTTGAATTCATCCGTGTATTGCGGCGGCGCAGGCACCGCCGCAGCATCAAAAACAGCCCGGCCCGGCCCGGCGCAGGCAGTTAAGGAACTCATCGCCAGAAGGGCGAGGCCCCGGCTGAGCGCGCTCGATCGCATCTTTCACCTCTTGGGAATGCTCCGCCTCAAGGGCGCGGATTGCATCCCGCGCCGCCTCCTCGCGACTGCCGCGCAGGTAGCCCACGGCAGTCACATACAGCCCCGCCGCAACGGCAAGGCCAAGAACCGCACCGGCGGCAGTGCGCCGGGCGAGGAGGCCGCGCATTGCGGCCAAAATCACCCGGATCACGAGGCATCTGCCCGGCGGTAACCCGCCGCGATGAGCGATTGAACGCACCGGCTGTGCTCATCGCGGCGGCGGTTGGTCAGGCCGCGCAAGCGCTGCAACCGGCCATTGATGCGCGCCTTGTCCCACCGCAGAAGCTCATCGCAGGCGCCGAACAGATCGCCCGCATTCGCCTTGCGCACCAGGGTGGACCGGCAGGCGGCGCCGGTGCCAATGTTGTAGGACCAATCCAGGAATGCGACCGCCGCGCCCGCTGGCATCTCCACAGCAAGGCATTCACCGAGAGCGGTGCCATAAAGCTTCAGCTCGCGCTCAAGCATTTCCTGACACTTCGCAGCGCTGTACTTGTCTCCAGGCTGAACCCCCTTGGTCTCGCCGTAGCATACCGTCCACACCCCCACGGGATCGACATAGGCAGAGGTGCGCAACCCTTCCCATTTCGCCGTGAAGGCGGCAGCGGACGCGATAGAGACAGTGGCCACAGTGACCAGCGCTTTGCGCCCGATCGCGCCGCTTGTATCCCGCCGGAATTTTTCCAGCACCTCGCGGATCGTGATCTGCTGCACGATCCGGGCCACCACCCCCAGCGCGGAAGCGATCGCCGCAAGACCGGCAAACAGGACTGGATCCAAGCCCATTGCCTCCGCATCCACAAGGCCAACGAACACCGCCAGCGATGAAAAGAGAGACGAGATCACCAGGAGGTAGACTGACCAGGCGCCACCCAGGATTTCTTTCCAGTTTTCCAAAAGTTTCATGAGGCATCTCCATAAGAAAAGGCCCGCACAGTCGCGGGCCGGGTTGCAGATTAAGCAGCGCGCACACTAAAGGGCGACCTGAACCCTTTAGTGTTCGATCGAAGCATGGAAAGTCAGCGAACCAACCACTCCTCCACCTCCGGCGACACATCCCGCATCTTGATCCAGCGGTCACCCACAGGCTGGCCCTTGCGCAACCGCAGCTTGCCCATCAAGCCCACCATGTCCCATTCGGGCCGGTCGGCGCGGGGGATGTATGCATAGGCCGGATCGTATTCGGGGCTCAGTTTGCGCCGCTTCTGGATCACGCGCTCAGCATCCTCCGGCACGGTGATGCCTTCGGGCACCTCGTCAGCGGCGTAGCTGTGCTGCACCTCCTTGGTGGTCACCTTCTGCACGTCGATCATGCGCGGCTCTCGGTGGGTTCCAAGATCATTGCCCCACTCATCCACCAGCGGGAACTCATCGAACAGTGGCACCTGCACGGTCTCTGTGACCACCCGCTTAATCGCCTTACCGTTCACCACTTCGATCACCTCGCGGGTGACTTCCTGCGCCTCGGTGGCTTGTTCCTGTACCGTCTCGGTCTCGGTGACGGTTTCGGTCCAGCTGACGGCCTCGTAATCCTCCCAGATGTAGGCTCCGAAATCATCGCGCAGGTATTTGCCTTTCCAGCGGTCAATGTCGCCATCACCAACAACAGAAGGATTGGCTGAGATTACACCGATTGGGGTTTCCCCCTCCTGCGCCGGGCGGATCTTGTCACCTTCCAGCACCACGGAAATGCCAGTGCGAGTTTCACCCTCCGGGTTTCCGTCTAGCCATTCAAAAAACTCCGCGTAGTCCGCGCCCCCGCCGGTCCAAGAACCATCGCAGGTGCCGTTGCCGTCCCCACGCAACTTGAACTCCAAATCGCCCCAGTTACCGCTGTAGGCCTGAAAGAAAGTGTAAGCAGAATTGGCGGCTCGCTGGACGTTAGAGGATATACTCGACCCGGTGTAGGAAGCGTGCGCCTCGGTTGCGGTATAGCCACCAGCAGCCGCATCGTCATTGCGGGAAGCAATTTTCGCAGTGGAGCCTACCGGAATGCCGCCAGCGTGAATCTGACCGCGCACCTCCAGTTTTACAGTCGGGCTGGATGTCCCAATGCCGACATTGCCGTCAGACTTCACCTCTACACGGTTACCCGCGCCAGCACGTAACTTCAAATCGTCTCCGGTCGCCAGAATCGCAACCGCATTGTTGCCGGAGGTCGTAGAGTCGTTCAGAGCCAGGTAGCAGTTTGGGTCATTGCTGTAGAGCGCGAGGGGTATGTCCGAGGGATTGCCCTGCCCGATTATCGCCGAGCCCAGTGAAAGGGTTCCGCTTATCGCCTGATCGCCCACAGAAGTTACAAGCTGCACCCAAGCAGACCACGCGCCCCCTATGGTTCCGGTACGCGCCCAGACCCTTTCTGCATCGTAGAGGTTGTTGGTCCCGTCTGAAAACCATAGCTGGTGCGCGATTGTCCCAGCCACAGTTGTCAGGACCATACCCCATTTATTGGAGCTCGGTGGCGTGTTCGCTGTGGAAGAGTTTGTCCGATAAAAACCTGTGGCAGACACCCCGGTGTCACAATCGGAGATGACCGGAAGCGCGCTTCCCCCAAGACCAAAGAACCCCTGGCCACCGGCGTCCAACCTTAGCAGCTTTCCAACTGTGGCATCAGTGGCGCTGGACTGCACCGCCGCGCCGCTCGCCACGCCGCCGGTGAGGCGGAGCTGCTCAACAGCGCCCGCGACCAAAGCAAGGATGTTGGCGCCAGGCCGGAAAAACCCCGTGTCCCGGTCCGCGTCATAGGCCATCCCCGGCGCCGCAAGCGTGCCATCCTGAAACCGGCCCTGACCCACCGTGTCATAGATGCCCTGATAATTGGCGATCAGCGATTGCAGCGCGGCGGTCAGATCCGCAGCCAGCGAACTTGTCGGCATGGCCGCATAAACCTGCCCCGACGCCGTGGAACCTTGGTAGTTGGTGGCCAAGGTGATCGTGGTGGCATTGTCCACCGTTAGGATCTCATAGACCCGCCCATCCGGGCCAACGAAGGCCCAGCCATTCTGCAAGCTACCGAACCAGCCGGTCCCCGTGCCCGTGACAACCGGCGAGCCATTGGTGACCGCCACCGTGCCAGATTTCACCCATGCCATAAGACAGGCTCCTTTACGTTACTTGGAAAACCGTCCATTCGATTTTCGGATTGTCGAAATACACGCCGCCCACAGCTTCCAGATCGATCGCCAGAAACAGGCGCTGATCGGTCCCGCTGGCCCAGTACGGATCAACGAGAACCGAAGGATCCCGGCGCCAGACCGCGGCGGGCTGGTTGCCAGGGAACCCGAACCACCGCGCGCCGGGCTGGATGCTGGAATTGAGGGTCCAGAACGTGTTGTTTGGATCAAACCCGCCAGGGGCCGTGCCGCCGGAGGTGATTGCTGCGGCAGCCACAAGCGCGACCGTCTGCGCCTGCCACACATCATTTTTGCCAACCCGGATCCCCGTGTTCACAAAGGACCAGCGGGAACCGTTGCTGACTGTGCCCGAGGCAGTGAAGGTGCCTTGTGCCAGAACCATCGGGCGGGACAGCACGAGCCCCGCCGCCTTGATCCGATCATTCTTGAAGTCAATCTTGATGCCTTCCGTGGGGATCCCGTTGGCATCCTCCGCGTAGTTGTCGGATTTCAAGCTGCCAGCGATTTCGGCGTTGCCAATCGATCCGTTGCGGATCGCGGCCTTGCGCATGTAGACACCCGCGGGCACCGTCACGCCGCCAACAACCGTATCCTCTGTGTAGACCACAAAGGGGCTGCGCTTTTGAGCGCCATCCGCAGAGACGATCGCAAACTTATCCGCCTGAAACCCCACCTCAGAGGCAGGCACGCCGTTGTCATCGAGATCCGAGCGCAGGACCATACCGGCCACATGCCCGTTATTGTCGATCCGCAGCGTGTATTCCGCCTCGATCCCGTCAATGGCGCTCAGCGCTTGCGAAATGCTCGCGCTGTTGCCGCCAACATCCGATTGCAACGAGGTAATCGCGGACGCTTGACTGCTGATGGTGCCTTCAGCACTGGTGACACGGGTATCCAATTTCTGAACAGCGGTTGCCTGACCGGAGATACTTCCCTCCGCATTGGTCAGGCGGCTGTCCAGCGAGACCAGATCCTGCCCCTGGCTGGTAATCTCGCCCTCAGCCGCAGTGACCCGAGTGGTAAGCTGGGCCTGCGCCGTCGACAGGCCGGAGATATCTCCCTCTGCATTATCAACGCGCGCCTCAAGCGATACCAGATCCTGCGACACAGAAACGATATCACCTTCCGCCGAGCTGACCCGCGTAGTCAGACCGCCAAGAGCCGAAGCATTGGCCGCCGTGCCACCCTGCACCGCCGACACATCCAACTGAACCTGATGCACCGCCCGCGCAACGCTTGAAGCACTGTCAGCCGCAACCCGGTTGATCTCAGTGATTGCCCCGGAGTTATCTGCAGTTTCCGCCTCAAGCGTCTTGATTTCCGCGGCACGCGCCGCGTTCTCAGACGCGCGCACCTTGGTTTCCTCGCGGATGAGGCCAAGGTTGCCATCAATCGCCGCCCCAAGGGTGGCGACGATGGACGCCCGCGCGGCGCTCTCTTCATCCACTCGCGCGTGGAGGTCCTGCGTTGCATAGGCGATATCCGTGCGGATCGCCTCACGCCCCTCATACGCCTGCAAGAGCTGCGCCAAGGTGGCCACATCGGCCATATCCTGCGCGTTCTGCAAGTGGCGCGTGTCAACCACGCTTTGTGTGATGCTGGGGCCGTCAAGCGTATTGATCTGCACTTCCGCGCTTTGCAGGCGGGTTTCCACCGCATCGAATTCGGATTGATCCACCTTCAACGCGATCTGGCCGGTCGCCGCATCAATCGCCACCTCTGCCGAGGTCAGGCGCACATCCAGACCGCTGACAACGGACTGATCCGCCTTGGCCGAAATCGCCGCGCTATTGGCGTCAAGATCAAGCTGCACCTGATTGACTTGCACCTGCAAATCATCCAGCACCGGGATCTGGCTTGGATCAAGAACAGCATTTGAGATCTGCTGATTGACCCAGGCTTGCGTTGCCGAAAGGCTGATATTGGCCTCCGCGGCAGAAAGGCGGATTTCCACTTCGCTTACCCGCTCCGCTTCCGCCTCAAGCCCATAGATCCGAACCGCACCGGTTTCGGGATCCTGCACAATCCCGGCATCTGCAAGACGGCCATCCACATCGGCCACGCGGCTGATCGCCCAAAGCACCTGCCCGTTGATCACGCCAAGCGCTTCCGCCACGGACCGTTGCTCGATCTCGCGCAGTTGCAGATCCCGGTTCACCCGCTGCAATTCTGTATCGATCGGATCGATGCGAGAGGCGGCAAGATCTTCATCCAGCGCCGCGGCAATGGCCGCCGCATCATCGGAGATATCATCCCATGTCTGATCGGAAAGATCCCCCGGCGCAATCCGCACGTCATCCGCGGTAACCTGCACCCACCCCGTCCAGATGACGGGCCGCGGGCTCGCCGGAATGTACCTGGCGCGCGCCTCATAGGCTTGGCCCGCAACAATCCCCTCCGTGACCGGCAGATTGCCATCCTCGAAATCGCGGGTTTGCACGCGCGCCACCACCGCGCCGGTTGCAGCAACCCGAACTTGAAACTTGATCCCGGACACATCCTCGATCGCGGGATCCCACTGCATCAGCAGACCAGGGCGGCGGGCCGCACCGGCGCCATCGGTGACATTGGCCTGAACCGGATCGAAGCCCTGCACAGCCTGCGCCAGCGGCGTGATCGGCAGAACCGGCGCGGGCGTGACCGGTTTGTAATCCGCATCAGGATCCCAACTGCCATGATCCGCCGGATCAACCTCTGTCAGATCCACAATCAGATCACAGTTCGGCAGATCAATGACCCCATCAACCCGGAACTGCTTGGCCTCATAACCATTGCGCACGCTGTCCATTGTCACGCTGTCGCCGGGCTCAACCTTGCGGAAGCGCGGCGGCAGCGTGAAGGTATGCCGCCGCGCGCGGCGGGCCGCCTCAAGCTCACCTTTGACGAGCCGCTGCGCCTGCGCCGGGAACGGCACAAAAGAAAGCTGCACATCCGTCAGCAGGCGGCGCCCGCCATCCTCTGCCTCATAGTCAGGGTTGTAGAGTGGCGGGGTGGACCGCATGGCAAAGGCATCATCCGGCGAGGGATAGGAAGCCGTCACACCGTTGACGGTCTCGGCAAGCCCATGGAACGGCGTGAAGCTCTGCGGCGCGAGGCTCACAATGTCTGCATCTGTGATATGCGCAACCGGAGCATCCGGCGCACCGACAAAGATCTTGTAAAACCCGCCCAGCTCGCTCATGCGCCCGGCACATGAGGTCAAAATCGCCTCAAACGCCGACCCCAGCTCACTGTTCACCGGGATCTCCCCGGCACAGCGGTAAGCAGGCTCCAACCCCTCGCCACTTTCCACTTGCGCCCGGCATTTCTCGATCTGGGAAATCCAATGCGCGGCAGGAAGGCGGGCGGCAGTCATGCCTTGCAGGCCATAGAGCCATTGAGGCTCAATTGTTGCAGGATCCACATCCGAGCGATAGACAGCATAGCCCGAGCGGCCATCATTTTCGCTGCCCGCACCGCCCGCGCCGATCGTGATTTCCAGGACAGGCGCAGCGAGCCCCGAAATGTCAAAATCAGTGACAGCCAGGTACTCCCCGGCGCCGCCGCCCGTGGCGCCTGCATCAAGGAGGCCAGCGCCCTCCGATCCCCCTTCAAAAACCCGCGCCCGGCCCGCACCGCCATCCCCGCGGGGAGAGAGCGCGGAAACACCGCCAGCAGCGTTGAACACGCCATTGCCAGTGCCAGCGGCACCGGCAGCGCCACCCTGCACAGTCCAGACCTGCACCACGGTTGCGCCATCCTTGAGCGTTACCGTGGTTGCGCCACCCGCCGACGCAGTGTTGCCGCCGCCGCCGCCGCCGCCGACGATCTCAAAGGACAGGCTTGCCGCCCCCACGTCCAATTGTACCGTTGCAGTCTCATCGGTGCCGCCGCTCAGAAAATCGCGCTGAAAGTAAATCCCGCGGGCGAGATTATAGGCCTGCACGGCGGGCAGCTTGTCACCATCACCACCCCAGGTAGAGGGATCCCCCCAGCGCTGCGGACCATCTCCCCCTGCCGTGCTATCCTTGGACACATCATAGAGCTTGATGCCATCCAGCTCGAACTTCGACGCCGGGAAGCCCGAGAACAATTCCCGATTGGTCACAAAGGTGACCACAGCATAGGCAATCCCCACCCCTATCCGGCTGGCGGAATAGCGCCGCGGGCCGTTCGAGGATACCACTCCCGTCAGCAGATCATCCGCTGCCGTCTGCGTCCCGTCATGGAAACGGATCCAGGCATGATCCTGCCCGTTCACCCGGTATTCGACAGCAGCCAGGCCGTTACGATGACCGGTATCCTCCAAGGTGACTGGACGCCCATTGATAAACCAGCGCCGCAGCCCGGAGACCGGAACATCCGAAAGCGCAATGACCTGCGTATAAAGCGCGTTTGGAGTTCCAAGGTGGTGACCCCACTCCGTGTGCCACACCAGAGATCCCGCCGTAACGCCAGGTCCGATCATGAAGGAACGGGGCACCAGCCCGCCGGACCGAATACTGCCCTTGATTGCAAAGTGATCATTGCCACGGTCATCACCGGCCAGAGCCCTTGTCAGAGCCGAAACCCCAAGGCTCACCGCCGCCTGCAAAATGAAATTGCCGACCGCGACGGAGACCCCGGCAACGGTGATCGTCCAAGCGGAAACCGCCTTCACGGCAGCAACAACGGCGGTAAAAACAGCCATGTCTTACCTCAGGATTTTGAGAAACTTGTTTTCGACCGGCGCGAAGCCCGCCGCGCCGAAGAACCGCGCAACGCGCGGATCATTCAGGGATGCAAGGCCCGCCGCAGCGCAGCCCTGCCCGCGCGCCCACTCCTCATAGGCGGACAGCATCCGGCGGGCCGAGGCGCCGCGGTGCGCCGGGTCGATCCAGAAAATCAGCTCCTGCGCCAGCCGCACCGGGGACAGCGGCGAAACCGCCCAGGATGCCGCCAGAACGCCGCGCAGGGCACCCGAAACCTCCAGCACAAGGCAGAGCTTGTCGGGAGCCTCTATGTGCTCCTGAGCGGCGCGGGAGGCGTGCGCAGGGTCAAAGGCGAAAGGGATGCCCGACGCCGCATGAAAGTCCCGCGCCAAGGCCAGAACACCAAACCGCTCATCAGGGCGCGCGGCGCGCACAGTGTGACCGCCGCTCATTATTCCGTGCCGCCCGTCTTGATCGACCGCGGGCCGCCCCAGAAAATCACCAGATCGCCAACCGCTGCCACATCCTTGTAGAAGTCATCCCCCGGCGCCCGGATCTGCTGGCTCTCATGCGAGCGCACATCCGTGTTGCCGCGGGTCAGCTCCTGCGCGCTTGAGACGCACCGGATGGCAATACTGCCCTCCCCGCCTTCCGGCGGGGTCTCGACAGGCGCGCCATCAACCGTGCCGACAAAACGCACGGCTGCGGGCTCTAGCATTCGCATGGTTGCGGGGTTGAACTCCCCGCGCCAGATCTCAACCTTGGCCTGGCGGATATCATAGACCCGCAACAGCTCGTTGATCCGGTCATCCAATTGGGAGAACTGGATATCGATCGTCTGCACGGTCAGGTTGGAGACCATCGGGATCGGATCCATGGCGATCAGCGCGCCGACGCCGGAAAAGTCATAGGAGACCGCGGCGCCGCTGTCAGGATCGATCACCTGCGCGTTGACGCTGCCGAGATCCGACCAGAAGCATTCCGAAACAGGCGCGCCATTGTCGCGGCGGCGCGCCGTGATGCGCATGAAATCGCGCGCAACAATGGTATCGCCCTCAAGCAAGGCTTGAGTGGCCGCAGGAACATCCCGCATGACACACCTCTATTGTTCAGGGGGTTGGATTAAAGGATCTGCATCGCGGAAAAGCTGATGGAACTCGCCACCATCTCATGCATGGCCGGGCCATCACCGCCGCCCTCAAGGATCATTTCACATGGCGGACGCTTCAGGGTGACCGGCGTTCCCGCAGCGGCACCGGCGCGGATCCAGGGAAACACGGTCAGCCAGACCTTGCCCTGTGAACCGGCTGCACCGCCGACCGTCACCGTATGCAGGGCGCGGCTTGGCCGGGAACCATAGGAAAAGCCCAGATAGTCGCCCGGCGTGAGCGTGAAGCCCTGCGGCAATCCGCCCAGCCTGATGCGGAAGGCATCCCCGGTATCGAGCTCATCGATCACCGCGGTATCGTCAAAAACACCGTCAGCGTAGGCAGCCGGAAAAGGGCGGCGCACGTCATGCCCCAGAAAGGATCCTGCGGAGCCATTCAGCGAGATCAGCGCAGCCTCTATCGCGGCTGCATCCCGGAAATGCGCGGGCGCAGTGGCAAAGCTGGCACGCCACAGCGGCGAGCCGAGATCCTTTGCCTGAGTTTGCGCGCCCGCACTTCTGCTCAGCTCCTGCCGCCACAGCGGCCAGAATTTCGCGGTTCTGACCTTGCAGAGATCAAGAATATCCGTGCGCGGGTAAGCGATCATTTGAGCTTTCTCCCAAATTTTCCGCGTTGAACGGCCTGATGCACCTTGGCGTCAAACCGCGCGGCGTCAGCCTGCATCTGCGCCTTCAGCTCCTCGACCGCAGCCAGCGAAGCGCCGCGGGCATCGATCTGCGGCGCATAGGTGAAACCGCTGCCGCCACCGCCAAAGACTTGCTCAAGCCGGTTGTTCGGGATGACCTGCGCGCCCATCGGCAAGTTGACCAATTCCGGCCCGCGCTCACCTACCCAGGAGAGGCCGCCGCGCCAGTTGTCGGTGCCAAGCGCGTTCTTCCCGATGATGGATCCCGTAATCCAGTCATCCCCGCCAAGGATCTTGGAGATCCCGCGCACTGCGAAGATCTTGACCAGCTCAATAGCAAACTGGCGCAGCACGTCGGTGCCGCTGTCAATCCGGTCAATCAGCGAACCGATGGCCGAATTGATATCATCCGCCATGGTGCGCGCAGCATCCTTGCCCTTGCCAAGCTCTTTTGTGAGCTTGGAGAGCCCCGCAGCGGCTCCACCGGATTTTTCAGGCGTCTCCGCAAAGATCTCATTCAATTGCGCAACGCGGCGGTTGTATTCATCCTGATCGATCGCCCCGGTTTTCAGGGCCTCATCCAGAACCGCCATGCCCTCCGCCAGCTTCTCTGCGCGGGCGGCAGCAGGATCTATGACCTTGATCAGCGCTTCCAGATCCTTTGTCATCTGGGCAGCGCCGGACGGCGCCTCGCCAGGGGCCGATCCGCTGCCATCCCCCTCGCCGCTACCGGATCCGGTGCCCTGCGTCGGAAAGCGGCTGCGCTCGAACCCTTCAAGGGCCTTCTGATATTTTTCAAGCCGCGCCTGGCGCTCCGCAATCACCTGCTCATAGTGCTCATCCAGAAGGGCGGCATCCTCCTCTGCCATGGCAATCTCTTCATTGGCGAAAAGGTTGCCAGGCATATTTTCCTTGCGCATCTTGGCTTGCTGCACCGCCCGCGCTGCGAGCGCGCGCTGCAATTCATACTCCGCCCCCGCTGCTTCAAGCGCCGCTCGCGCTTCGGTGATATGATCCTCAATCCGGCGACGAGTGGAGGCAACGGCATCATCATTGGCCCGGTCCACGCCATCGATCGCCTCCATCAGCCGCCGCTCTGCCTCAGCAGCATCGTCGGCGGCAGTTTCCGCTTCCCCGAGGCGGGTGGACAGCAGGAACACCCCGCCCGCAACTGCTGCGATCCCCAATCCGATCGGCCCGCCGAAAAAGGCCATCGCACCGCCGAGCGCCACCATGGCCGTTCCGGCAATCTCCGCATTTTCGGCCAGCGTCACCATAACACGCGCCAGCCCCCCGACAGCTTTAGCGATCGTAGTCCCAAACAGCACCGCCGCCTCCGCGAAGGCCGGATCAAGAACCGCCTCTGCAAGATCGGAAAAGGCCCCGACAAGCCGGGTCACCGCCGATTGCAGCGGCCCGCCCGCAACGCTTGCTTTCTGGAAGTCAACGGCAAGCCGCTCCAACAGCGGCGCCAGACCAACTGCAAGCTGATTGCGCAAACCTTCCATAACAAAGGAGATCTTGGAAAGCGCATCATTAGCGCTCTCCACACCCGCCGCCGCCTCCGAGCTGAGACTGATCCCGAACCGCTGCACCTCCTCGCGCGCGGACCGGATCGCCCCGGAGCCTTGCAGCATGACAAGTGCCATTTCGTTGCTGCGGATGCCGAACTCACGCAAGATCCCGGCTGCATCCTGCGCGCTCATACCCATGGAATTGATCCGGTCAGCGATTGCGCCAACCCGCTCATCAACATCCAGCTTCATCAGCTCCTGCGCATTGAGCCCCAGCAGTTTCAGGGCATCAGCCGCCGGGCCTTTGCCCTCACGCGCCGCCTCCGCAAGACGCTTGCCCATCATCTGCACGGCGCCATTGACCTGCTCGACAGACGCACCAGCGTAGCCGCCCGCGATCTGCAAGGCGCGCAACCCGTCAATCGTGCCATCCACAGAGCGCGCCATCTTGGCCTGCGCATCCACATAGGACAGCCCGCCCTTGGTCATTGCGGAGAGCCCGGCGGTGGCGGCGGCGAACGACGCCGCCGCCACGCCCGCCGCCACCTTGGATACCCGCGCGAACCCTTGCACCATCGCCTTGGCCCGCCCGATCCCGCGGGCGAGATCTTTTGTATCCGCTCCGATCGAAACCTTGAGATTGCCGATGTTCTGACTTCCCATCAGGGCGCCCCCCTCTGTTCGCGCACGCGCGCCAATTCTGCCGGATCCCCGCCCCAGGCGAGGAACAGTTGATCGATGGATACTTCCTGCTCAGCAGGCGTTTGCGGGGCTGACGGCTCATCCCGCGCCAGGAGGCTTGCAAGATCAGGCAGCTTGGATTGCCGCGACAGCGCCGCAACGTGCCAGGCCAGCCAAGCCCGGCCATCTTGCTCCGCAGCAAGACGGCGCCGCGCGCCATCAAGGCGCGCAACCATTTCCCGCGGCGTGATATGCCAGAAACTTTCCGGGTCCAACCCGTGCGCTACATACGCCCGGTGCAGCTCAAGCCAGTCCCAGACCGCCGCCCCGTCACCTACTTTCCCGGCTCACCCTCCGCATCGGGGAAGGCGGCAATCACCGCCTCCGTCATGATGCGGTGCTCCTCGCCGCGCAGCGTATCGATCAGCCGCCCGGCATCCTTGATGGTCGCACCTTCGCGCTCCTCAAGCATCAGCGCCCAGAACATCAGGCGCAGATCCTTCATCTTGATCTTTTCCTGATCCTCAAAACGGCTGAGAAACTCCTGAATGCCGCAGCCCGCAGCATCCTCAAGCTCACAGATCGAGTTTGTGGTGAGGGCGAGATTGATCTTGCCGCCATCGAAATCAGCGGCGATCTCGCCGCGCACCTTGTTTGCCATTTAGGCGTCCTTTCAGGGTGACAATTATAAAGTACGGTGATGGCCGGGCAAGCTTAGCTCAGCACCGGCTTGCCATAGGGCTTCACGGTAAATTCGCCCGCCATCGTGGAAGTGGACGGATCGCCTGGCTTCCAGTTCTGCGGAATGCCCATGAAATCGAGTTTCACGCCATTCCGGTAGGTGATGCGGAAATCACCCTTTCCGGCGATCATCGCCGCATAAAGAGCGTCCGCCGCAGACGGCACGTAGTTGAAACCGATGGTGGCCGGATCCGTATCCAGCAGCCCGGCGATGTATTCCCGGAAGTCATCAGGGCTTTCCAGATGGGTCACATCAATGGTTTCGCGGGTAATGGCGGGCGAGGTGATCGACGTCACCTCGCCAACCTTGGTGTAAACGGTGGAGCCGCCATCCTGTCCATCACCGATGGAAAAGGTGGCGCCCATGCCGGTCTCTGCCGAAGTCACAGGCATTTCAGACCCTCCAAATTGTCAGGGGTTAAAGGGAAGGATCATCCGGCGTGGCGCCAAAGACGATCTCATATTTCATGAGCCGCGTGCCGATGATGACCGCGCCCTGATGCTGCGCGATCTCCACCGACTGAAGGCGGCAGGATTTGGCGAGGCCGAAGCGCCCCGCCGCAATCACGGTTTTTTCAACGGCAAGCTGGATATCATCCAACTGATCCATAGGATCGCCGCCGGGCCGTGCCATCAGCGCCACATCCAGCGACAAGCGGCGCTCCACCTCGCTCAGGCTTTCATGTGAAAACCCTTCACCAGAGGAGAACACGTAGAGGGCGGGCAGCTTCTCATCCGGCAGAACCCAGCCCGCAGGCAGGTTGTCCAGCACCGTGACCGGGACGGCCTCAACAGCTATGCCCGCCGAAGCGATCGCGGCCTTGAAACGGTGCCGGATCTCCTTCGCAATCAGGGTATCGCTCACGTGACCACCTCCAATTGCACCGTGATCAGCGCATCCGAGGCAGGGCTTGCGCTCTCCTCCTCAAACAGGACCCGGTAGATCTGCCCGTCTTTGGGATCGATCAGATCCCCCTCTGCGAGATCCGCAATCACGTCCCGCGCAGCACGCAGCACCGGCACCAGCGTTTCGATCTCCGCGCCATTTGCAGCCGGAACCCGGCGCGGAACCTGCCGGAACACTGCAACCACATCACGCGCCTGCGGCGCGCCGTGATGGATGGTGACGGTGCCGCCAAAGGCCCGCGCGAGCGAACCGGCGACACCGCGGAACGGCCCCTGCATTAGCTGGTGGCCGCGCCGCCATCCAGCAGCACAATGCCGGTATCGGACGGATCCGCCGCGGCCTGCACAGCCAGGCCGACCAGCGTATTGCCGCTGGTAACCGTAGTGCATTCCTTGGCGGTATTGTTCCAGTAGATCTTGGCGCCCACGGTCCACGCCTGCGCGGAGATTTTCGGCAGCTCGAACACACCGCGGCGCACAAGCGTGACGCTCTCGCCGGAGAGGGCGGCGCCGGTGGAGACGCCGAACAGCGATCCGACCAGAACGCCCGCGCCAGAGGCCACATCGGCAGGTGCGGGCACGCTGATGTTCTCGCCCGGCTGAATAAAGTTCTTCATGGGTTTCCCCTTTACGGTTGAAGGTTTGAAAAAGTGCGCTGCAATGCAGAGGGGCGCCCGGCGGGCGCCCCTCTGCAAAATCAGCCGTCAGGCCGGGCGTCAGCCGCGGCGGTAAGCGCCGCGGTGCTCAACCGGGGTTGCCGCGAAGATGTGGCGGGCCACCATGTTGACGCCATCAGGGTTCATCCCCTCCTTGGTCATCACCGTGGGCGCCTCATAGCCATCCAGATAGGCATGTTCCAGCACCGGCAGATCCGAGGCGAACAGATACCAGATGCTGTCCGAACCACCTGCGGCAGCTCCGAGCGACGGCTCCACAACCGGCGTCAGGGTGTTGCCGAAGGGGTTGGCGTCCGCCATCTTGGCCGGGGTGGCCGAAGCCACAAACTGACCCGCCGCGGTTTCCAGCGCGGGCGGAACGAACAGAAGATCCGGCGACACCGCAATGAACGCATCCTTGTCGGTGGAACCAGCCGGGCGCTGTTCCCACATGGCCTTGCGGCCCTCGCCCACAGTGGTGACGCTGATCACCCCGGCGGCACCGAGGTTGCCGTGATCGGCATGGAACAGGGCCTTGCCGTCGCCAACCTTGGCATTGCTGCGGATGGCGGACCAGGCCAGCTTGCTCTCCAGGGTGCCCGCGGCACGGGCAAAATCGCCGGGCAGGCGCTCGAAAACGCCCATGTCGTCATTCACGATCGCCTCAAAGGTGAGGTTGATCTGACGCCCGTATTTCGCCAGCTTGAGGCCCTGCGCCTCATCGGTGATGGCCGATTGCAGATACTCGCCGTTTTCCGTCACTGCCTTCAGCTCGAAATCGCCGCCCGCGGTGACGGAATGCAGCTCGCGGAAGTCCGAGGCGCTGCGCTGGCGCGAGATCCGGCGCCAGGTGGCCGCCCGGCGCTCATAGGCCGCGCGCAGGGTCCGGTTCATCACCTCAGTGGTGATATAGGCGAAATCCGACACGCCGAGGGCGCCCGACATGAGCGAGGTGGAGCGCAGACCGGCCCGGATGGTATCCAGCTCATTGAAGCCGCGCGCGCCACCCGCGAGATGCATGGCGAGGGAGCGGACCCGCAGGCCGCGGTACTGCTCCGCCGGACCTTCCAGCTTGTGCATCTGCGGCGCCGCGCGGTGCATCAGCGCGCCAATCATGGCCTCGACCTGAGTTTCGGTCTCATCGCGGGTGATTTCGACGCGCGCACCGCGCGGCTGTGCCGCGGCAACCGCCGCCATGATCACGCGGTTGGCCTGATCGATCGGCGTGCCGTCATCAACCATCCGGTCAATCTCTTCCTGGCCGATATGGGCCATGAACGGTGCAGCGGCCTCGCGGATCCCCTTGATGCGCGCACGTTCCGCAGCCACAGGATCCGCCTGCATCACGGGTGCCGGTGCAGCGGCGGGCTCCTGCGCCGCGGGGGCCACCGGGGCGGCAGCAGGATCCTGCATCACAGGCGCAGGCGCCGCGGCCACACCACCGGCCACCGCGGCACCGGCGCTGGGAACAACCGCCGCACCGGGCGCTGGGGTATTGGTTTTGGACATGGAAGCATCCTCTTTTTCTTTGGGCTGTTGCCCGGTTTCTTGGCTTGCGCCAGCCTCAAGGCCCGCGGACGCGGTTGCCTCGAATTTCATTTGCGCCTCGCAGGCGCGGGTGAATGCTGCGCGCGCGGCGCGTTTTGCAGCATCGTATTGCATCACCGGATCTGCATCCGGCGCCGCCCGTGAAGCGGTGACAGCATCAGCGAAGCCCGCGGCCACCGCCTCCTGCGCGCTGAACATGGTTTCAGCCCGCATGATCTCGCGGGCCTGCTCAGGTGTGATGCCTGCGCGGTCCGCGTAGACAGCCGCGTAGGCATCCGCCATCACGCTCAGATCATCCGCCGCGGACTGCAACTGCTTGGGATTGCCATAGGCAGACATGGACGGGTCATGCACCAGCATCAGGGAACCCGCGGACATTTGAATTTCATCCGCGGACATGATCATCAGCGAGGCCGCCGAATGCGCGTTTCCTGTGACCTTCACCGTCACTTTTCCGGGATGCGCCTCGAACGCCGCACGGATCGCTTCCCCTTCGGAGGGGGAGCCGCCGTCGCAATTGACCATTACCGTCACATCGCCCGAGAACTGCCCGAGGGCATCTAGCACCATCTGCGCAGAAAAAAGGCCGGTATCCTCCGGCCAGATCCACTCATCCTTGACGACAGTACCAAACAGCCAGATAGCCCCGGCCTTAATCAGATCGCTCATTTTCGCTTTCCTCATTCAATTGACCAGTGATCCCCGCCTCATCCTCGCCGACGATCAGGCGCATGAGAGCCATCAGGGCCTGCATCCCGGCCTTGCGGCGCTCCTGCTCAGCCATAGCGTCCGCAAGGCCATCCAAACGGCCAGCATCTTCGCGGCGCTCGCGGGCGATCGTGTCAGGATCCAGCCCCATCGCACGCTGCTCGCGGCTCAGGCTCGACAGCCCCGCCTCCACTTTCTTGATGATCGCGGGGATCTCTTTTACCGGATCGATCAGCGCACGGCGCTGCGCGGTCCAGCTCATCTGCATGGGCGGCAGCGGGCGGCTTTGCTTGAGCCGGTAGGCATCCAAGGCCCACCGCCCGACACCGGCACAGAATTGCGAAATCAGGATCTGCTCCTGCCACGTCTCCACATTCTTATCCATTTCGAGCCGCCCGGCCCGCATGGACGAATAATTGACGCGGCTGAGATCGCCGCTGAGGCTTTCGTATGTGATGCCGATGCCCATGGCGACCGCCGAGAGGCCCAGCCGCATGACAGCGTCGTAGTCATTCACGGAGGGCGGATCGGTAAAGGTGACCGTCTGCCCGGCCTCCGTGTGCACAAATCCGCCAGGCGCAAGCTGATCCAGTCCGCTTGCGCCTTCCGGCGGCCCCTCATCCCCATGGTTGACGACACCGGCCAGAAGCGCCGAGATCTTTTGCTTGAGGATCTGCGCCTCCTGATAGTCGCGCATCTCGCCCAGCGTCACCATCACCGGGGCAAGCCAGGGCACGCCCCGCATCTGGCCGGGCCGGTCAATCCGCCGGATGTGCAGAATATCCGAGGCAGGCACCCGAACCGTTTTCAGCGAAACCTTGCGGACCGCAGCACCGGGATGCTGCTCATAGAGGTGATAGGCAACCGCCACCCCGTCACCGTCATACTCGATCCCGTCGCGCACCTCATTGCTGCCGTGGCCGGTGACCGTGGTGTTGAGATGATCGATTTCCAGCAGCTCGATCGCAAGCGGCAGTGCCCGGCTGCCGCCACGCGCCATCCGGCGCATTGCCAGAACCTCGCCGCTCTCAAAGACCGAATTGCAAACCACCGTCTGCATTGCAGAGAGGTTCAGAGCGCGGTGCGCATCGAGATCCGTTGACGCCAGATAGGGCAGGATCACATCTGCCGCTTTGGAAACCGCCGTCTTGTTTTTCCCGGTGAGCGATGGCGTGATGCCGGACCCCACGACATTGTTGGTGACAACCGCCTGCGCCCGCCTTGCGAACGGCGCATTGCGGATCAGATCCCGCGAACGCTGCCGGATCACCGCCCGGCCTGCGCTCGACGCGGCATCCGCATCCGTGCCCGGCGCCTTGAAGCCTTTGAGGCGCCGCCCATTGCTGGCGGCGTCATAGTTCATCAGAATATTTGCCTTGGCCTTGGCCTTGATCCGGCTCAGCCCTCTTTGCGGGGCAACCGCGAGGATCGCCCGGTCAAACATGCCGGCATTGCTGAAATGGCGCATCAGATCCCCCGGTCCGTTGACGGGTAGGAAACCGGCATCACCGGCTTGGCTGCGGCAAGATCAGCCTCAATCAGGCGCTTGATCTTCTGCAACTCCCCAAGATCCCGGTATGCCACCATCTCGCCATTGATCATGGCCTGCTTGAGCCCGCCGGAGATGACCGCCTTGATGTTGGCAAGATCTTGTTGCGTGTATGTTGCCATTCACCTCACTCCAAATAAGCGATCCGCCGCGCAGGCTTGCGCAGGCGGCTCGCCGGTTGCGGCGCCGCAGCCGGGGCAGGTTCATCCTGCGCCCCCATGGCGACCGCAAACGTGTTCCCCGGCCCGCCGATCGCCCATTCCTTCGGGCTGGCAGGGTCCAGCTTGAGCAGCCCCTTATGCTCAGCCACCGCCTGCGCGTAGCTGCTGAGGTCGATGCTCTCGTTGCGTTTCATGTTCGGGCGGGGCTCATAGCCTTTCGCCGTGCGCTTTTCGGCGGTGAATTCCTTCAAGGGATCATCGGGCATCCACTCCCCCAGCATCAGGGATCCCGGCCCGCCGTCCTGCCGCCCGAGGGCGGCGAAAACGGTATCCTTGAGCTTGTCCGTGGCGATGTTCAAAAGCTTGATATCGCGGGCCTGGCCGCCGTCGCTTTTCCGCGTCGGCGCCCTGTACCAAATCCGCCCCTCGACCTTGAAACCGCCGTGACCGCGAATGAAGAACCAGCGGGACGCGGCACCCTCTTTGCGGCGCGCCTGCCAGAACTGCGTGGCCTTGTCGGAAACCCCCGGCTTGCCGTGAAAGTCGCAGCCCATTGCCATCGGGATCAGACCGAACTCCTCACCTTCGACAGGATAAGGCGTTTGCAGGACCGGCAGCAGCACCGCCCAATCCTCAAGATAGGTGGCCGGATCAAGCACCCGGTCCGCGGCAAAGGGCGCTTCCGGTGGCGGGGTATGCAGATCAAACCGGTCAATGATGGCCTTGCGGCCATCCAGACCAAAGGCGGTGATCTGCACAACGAAGCGATTGCCCTGCACGTCCGCCGAAGCGATCAGGAAGCGTGCCCAGGCAGGTGCCACCCCCTTCTGCATCGAACGGCACATGGCGCGGAGATCGTCCAGGTTCAAATCCCCCTCATCGCTCAGCGCCTTGGGGAGATAGGGCATCCCCTGATCGGTGTTGACGGTAACCTGCAAGGTTTCCTCCGGGCCGCCAGCCCGGAAGGCCCTCAGCGCGGTTTCATACTTGCTCACCAGACGCGCCCAGGAGGCAAAGGCAGCCGCAGCCCCGTTGAGGTGATAGCTCAGCCGATCGCTTTTCAGCACCTCGCCGCTATCAATCCGTGCCAGCCCGCCCGCCGCGGTTTCGTGCAGCCAATACCCTTTGCGGTTCAGCTCGACCTTGTGACGGTGTTCCAAGACGCAGCCGCAATGCGGGCAAACCATCACCGCCCGCTCACCCGCCTCGACAGGAGACAGCTCCCGGTCATAATCGAGCTTGTCAAAGGCGGGCTCATAGGCGCCGCCGCAGTCCGGGCAGTCCCAATAGAAGCGCCCGCGCGTGCCGCCGTTGTACAATTCAAGGATCCCGGCACAGGGCGGCGCCTCATGCGGCGTTTTCGGACGCCAGCCCGGATCCGTGATCAGGTGCCCCGGAGAAGCTTCCGCCACCGTCATCCCGCGGGACCCCAGCGTTTCGTTCCGCTTGGCCCCCATGGCGAACGGCGAGCCCTCCTTACCGATGTTCAGCGGCATCCGGTCATAATCCGTGAACAGCACGGTTCTGATGGTGCGCCCGGAGAGGTTGGCCTTTGTCGGCGGGCCGATCGTGATCTTGGCGCCGCCGATGAATTTCTTGCTGAGTTTGTTCCGGTCCGATCGGCCCGTGCCCTGCCGCCTGGCAAGCTCCGGGCTGTTCTCGATCATCGGCATCAGCTCCTCATCAACCCAAGCCTCAGCCGTGTTTTCGGTCATATGCGTGATGTGGCAAATGCCCGGATCGCAGATCACCGCATGATTGACGCCCTGCAACAGCATCACGGTTTTCCCGGCACGGGCCGGGCCAACAAAAATCAGTTCCCGGTAGCGCCGCGAAGTCATCATATTGGCGGGCTCGATCATGTAGGGCGTCACGTTGCGGTCAAACTCCGCCCAGCGGCCCGCGGCATTCACCTTCATGAATTCCTCCGCCGCATCCACGACGCTCATCCGCGTGGCGGGTGACAGCGACGGCAGCGCGCGTGCCAAGGCGGTGCCCGCACTGGCGTAAGGCGGCATCGGCGGAAGCTCCGGGATTTCCCCGCGCCCCCTGTTCGGCAATGTCACCATGTCAGATCAACCTTGCATCCTGCGGATCCACAACACCGGGATCCTCCGCCAGCGCAGCGGCTTTGATCTTGGCCTGAATGCCGCGCAGGATCCCGTCACTGTAGTGAACAGCGCGCTCGACTTGTTCGCCGGTCAGGGAGAACTCCCGTTCCAGCCAATCCGGCAGGCCATCCAGGCCAGCGCGCATTTCGCCAAAGATCACGTCCAGAAGCTCAACAACCTCATCCACGTTGATGAGGGAGCGGCGGCGCTCCGCCGCCTGCATCCAGACCAGTTCCGCTTGCGCCAGCTCGCGCATCTGGGCCGGGCTCAGCCCGGCTTTCTGATCGCTCCGGTCCAGGCCGAGGAATTCCATGCGCTGCTGCGCAACGAAATCATCCGCCTCTTTCTTGGCCGCGGCTTCGCGGGCCTGCTCCTGATCGCGCCAGGCTTTGCAATCGGAGAACTTGAAACCGTAGGGCACGCCGTTGCCGCCCTCGACCTCAACCGGCATCCCCTTGGCACGCCATTTGTCCACCGTGTTTTCCGAGACACCGAAGATCTGCGCGATCTGCGCCCGGTTCAAAAGCGGCTCACCGGCGGCGCCGCCAGCATCCTCAGACATGCCGCCCCCTTTCGCTCACTCTTTGCCGCGCGGCGCCTCCGCAGCGCGGGCTTGCGCGAGGCGCGATTGCCGCTCCTCCGCGCTCTTGCATTCCGCATCCGGCCCGAAGGAGACCGCGCCGCAATCCTCGCAGACGTCCAGTATGAATTCGCACCGGAACCGGCACCCGAAGTCATTCCGGCAAACCGCCATTGCGCCATCTCCCCCAACAACAACATCAACGCTAATCTGTACCTGCGCCGGTGATGACACATGCCAATCACATGGGGCGCGAATTACCCGCATGCGACCGGGGGCCGGGAAGGACCCAAAGCCCCGCAATCCAGCCTTTCAGCGCGCGGTTATGACAGCCTGAGCAAGGTGGCGGGCTATGGCGGGGCCAATCTCACGGCTCGCCCGGTCATGGGCGCGCCGCACGAACTTGAGCCGCGGCTGGTAGCGCACGCTGCTCTTGTAGATCGCCAGCAGCGTGAGGCCATTCTTGCGCTTGGTGCCGCGGGTGCCATCCCGGCGCTGCCCCCTGTCAGGACGGCGCCAGACACCGGCCACCCCCTTGACCGTGCCGGAAAAGACATTCGGCTTGGCCAGCGATCGCTTCAAAGATCCGCGCGGCATGTTGCCGTATTTGTTGCGGCGCGCTCCCACCGGCACAACCACGGCCCGGCGCTTTGCGCGGCGCGTGCCGCCCGCGGCCTGGGTGGCCAGGTAAGCAGCCTGCACGCGCTTGAACCCCACCACGCCGGTGAGGCGGCGCTTGGATGCGCGGGCGACGTACATCCCCCGCTTTGTGAAGGGCGTGGGCGCCTCAAGATCGCGCTCCAAATCGCCTTGCTCCGCTGTGCGGATATTGCCTGCCACCTCGTTGATCCCCAGAGCCGCGGCAAAGGGCAACTGCGAGGCGGCGACACTATTCAGCCGCCGCTCGATCGCACGCGTGTCAACGGACATTTGCAACATATGATCTGTCCTTTTCTCCGCGCCGCGGCAATCGAGCGGCGCCCGGCCACGCCGGGAGATGAGCCAGCCGGATCCGCGCCCAGACCCGAAAAAGACGCGAACCCGGCTGGCCGGACCTGATCAAGGCGGAGCCGCACCGGCAATGGCCGGGGCTCGAAACGAAACACGCCCCGCGCTCCGAAGGAGATAGCGCAGGGCGTGCTCTGCAAGACACACCTTTAATCAAGTGATAAACCTTATAAGGTGAAGTCTCACGTTTTGTCAAATCTTTTGCGCAGAGGTATCACGTCGCCCGGCGGGCATTCTCGATATGGCACCGCCCCAGCGCGGTATTCTGGCCAGCAAGGCGGGCAGCGTCCGGGATCAGCCCCAGGGCGCGCGCCATCCCCTCAAGGCAACTCTCCACCGACCGGCTCAGCGCGGCCACATCCCGGCGCTGGCCGGACCACCCCGCGCGCGTCAGAACGGATTTAACATCGCACCCCTCAAGGCACAGTGCATCCATCAATTGACGTGCCGTGATGGGGCGCCGCCCGCCCCCGCCCTTGGGATTGGGGCGCAGCACCACACCGGCACCCGACAGGAACGCCTCAACAGCAGCGATCGTGCGGGCATGGCGGATCCGCGTTGTCACTCCGCCGTCATTGGTGGCAGCGCCGCCATCGGACAAACCGCCTTCCGCCGATGCCCCGGCCACCGATCCGATCTTTTCCACCGCTGCCGCATAAGCTTCCGCCGCCAGGCGGCGGCCATCGCCCGCATCAATCCGGCGCAGAACGGCAGGCAGGCGGCGGCAGGTGGCGCGCACCGAAGGCGCCACAAGCTCGAACGCCTCAGCGCTGCCGCCAAAGACGGTTGGCGCCGGGGCGGTGCCCTTGGCCGCGATCGCCTCGACCGGGGCGCGGGCGGCACCGGCGGGCGCCCTTTCCCCCTCGCCAACCTCCGCCAGCACACGCCGCGCCGAAAAGGCCCGGATCATCTGCATGTTGATACCTTCCGCGATCCTTGCCGCCGCTGCATCCCTCATTCTGAAACCCTCTTATCTAGCAATATCTGGTGAGCCCGCCCAGGCTGTCGCCACTATATATGGTGCTCACCTCACCTTAAAAGGTTTTTCTTTAGGGACTGAAGGGACAAGATCAAATCCGGCAGGGATTACCCAAATCATGAAATCCCGCACACCAAATTACTGAAATCAAACACCCTTTATCACTTACTAGGGACCGAAGGGACATAAGGGATCTAAATTCCCGTACACACACAAGATATAGAGCGCGCACATTCACACGCTCACGCACATGACGCCAAGCAGCAGGTTTCTACGCCCTTCAATCCCTTGCATCCCGCAACGCCGGGCAACCGCCTGTTTTTAAACACGTTTACACCCGCACCCCTTGAAGGTCTCCGGTCCCTGCACGGGACCGACTTGATCCCTTATCCCGCTGATCTCTTTATCAATCGACCAGACCCAAAGCCTCCAACTCCCCTATAGGGAGTTGCGGTTGCCTTCCAAAGAAAGGGGTGCGGGGATCGGAGACAAACAGGGCGCCGCGAAAAGGGGCGCCCTGTTTAACTTGGCAGCACCCTCAGGTCAGAGCGTGCGCGCAATCAGATAGATGCCCGCATACCCGGTATCGCTCCGCTTAGCGGGGCGAAAGGAAGCCCCGCTGTCAGGGCAGCGGTAGGCGCCGGAAAGGCCGCGCAGGCAGTTGGAGAATGCCCGCCGCCCCATAGGCGGGGAACCACTTTCCGCACAGAACGCGAGATAGGCATGAAACAGGTCGCGGCTGCGGGTCCAGTGCTTGGGATCCCCGCTGATCACACATTCCTCGCGCAGAAACGAATAAAGCGCCTCGCCGCGCGTCTCTGTCCCCCCAGGCGTTGAGACAACCTGCGGATCCGCCGGATCCTCTGCGGGAAGGTCCGGCAAGCCCATCTTGCGCCAGAGGATCTGCGCGGCCTGGCGCCCGAAGGTCAGACGCGCCTCCGCCACCAGCGCCTTGATATCCATCACGTCCGGTGTGACGTTGAACTGGGCGGACCGTTCAGACGGAGCAGCCAGCCGCCCATGCCGCCACGCCACAAACATATTGATGATCTGCCGGGTTACAGCAAAGGCGTTTTCTGTCTTGCTTTGCGTGCAGATGTAAAACGTCTGGTGTTCGTTCAGCCAGTATTCACGCTTTTCTGGATTGTGTTTGTCTACGCGCGACGGCATGGCGCGCGTTACCTCCCCAAAACTACCCAGAGCCACCATGCAGCGCAAAATGAGCTTTCGGAAATCTCGCGCCCTAGAAAAGCCAAGAGCTTCTGCAATGTCGATATCCCGCATCCGCGGCTCGCCGTCAAATTCCCGAATGGTCAGATCAAACATGGGCCAGCTCCTCCAAGCCGCTGACCGCCTCGCTCACGGATTTGGCTTTGTCGTGCAATGCGCAGGCCAGTGCATCCAGTGCATTGCACTTTTCCGCCTGACGATCAGACAGGTAGTCGGCAACGACAATGCGCATTGCGAGCGCCAGCCCCTCAAGCTCCAAGGCATCAGTGCCAACGTCGATCGGATGAATGATATTGGAATGAACGGTCATCGATTGACCCTCCTACGGTTGGTTTGATTTCCCAGCCACAAGAGGTTCCAATCTCTGGTGGCCAGACGCACAGGGTTGGAACTACCGCCCGTAGGAACGGCGCGCCCGAGGGCGCCCCTGCACGCCTGACCATAAAAAACCCGCGACAATTGGCGCGGGCTATCAAGCGCCTACGGACAGACGGGGTTCCAATCCCGGCAGGCCCTTTTTCGACCTGCACGCCAAGGTTGCCCATCCGCCCGCAGTGTGTCAAGCACTGAATATAGGTGCACACGATGCGCTTAAAGGGACAAAATCACCTTTAAAGGTTTATTGCAAATGAAATTTGACGCCTTCAAAGCATTTAAGAGATCCACCCACCAACTTCTTGCCATCTGCGTTTTGCCACTGGCAGCTTGTGTACCCTCCTTGATGCCCCTCACGATCCAAATGGCCGAAAACCCTGAGCGAGTGGCCAACCTGAGCACAGCAGAGCTTTGCCAAACAATCAGGATCTCCGAAAATTCAGCCGATTGGAGCGAAAGCGACAAAAAAGCCGCCTACGATCTACTGAGAAAACGCGGCTTCTCCAAACGAGATGCAGACTTAATCTCCGACAAAGGCGAGTACTACGGGACAGGGATGACCTATAAGGGACTGGTTTGCTCGACCGGCACCCCGACACGGGTAAACAAGTCCTTTTACCAGTACTCTGGCCACAATTGGCAAGTCGTGCTGGGAGATCATTCCGATTTTGTCTACCTCCGCGGGAATGGAACAGAGAGCGGCATGAAAGTTACAAGCTGGAACTAGATCCGGCGGCCCTTACTGCCCACCGGCGTACTTGGCATCCGCCTCCGCATCAGCGCGCATTTCATTGAACCCATCGCTGAGGCGGATACCGCCATAGCCGGTATCGCTGATCTTCTTTTGCGTGAAGCCGCGGCCATCTGCTGTCTTATAGAACTTTGCCTTGTCCGCGAAGTGATTGGAGACAGTGCGGGATCCCCATGCGTCTCCGCGCCCCGTATGGACATACCACCAGTTGAATGCATCGATCAGATCCCGCGAACGGGTGAACACGGTTGGATCCCCGTCCACTTCACAGCAGGTTCGCAGGAACACCAGAACCGGATCGCTCTCCTCGCGGTACTCGCGGGTTGCTTCAAGCACCACCTCAGGGATCTGCAAGCCGCCTTCCAGCCACTTTTGCAGCCCCTCAAGCAGCCAGTTCAGGATGCCGGGCCGCTCCGCCTCCAGCTTCTTAGGCAGGAGCGGATCAACCTCCTCATCAGGGATCGATTCCAGGAATGGCACCAGGAGGACACGGCGCCAGATGCCGTTGTCCGTGCCGCGGATCTCCGGCTTGTGGTTGCCCGCGATCGTCAGCTTGAATTCAGGCACCACCTCAACAAACTCCTGCTGCATCCGGCGCACAAGGATCTCCTCACCCCCGGTGAGCTGCTTGATCAGCGCCTCCTTGAGCTTCTGCCCCTTCTCCGGCTCAGCCGCACGCACCATGCGGGCACCGGGGAGCCGGACAAGATCCGGGGTCGCATCCGAGCCCTTGCGCTGATCAGACCCGGCAAGGCTCTCGATCGGCACAGTGGTTGCATACGGCCCCATCATCCGTGCAATCAAATCCATGAGCGTTGACTTGCCGTTGCGCCCGCCCCCGTAGAAGAACGCCAGCTTCTGTTCTGTTGTGAGGCCGCTGAGGCTGTAGCCGAACCAGCGCTGCAAGAACTCGCGCAATGCCGGATCCGGCTGGATCCGGCACAGAAACTTGTCGAACACGGGGCGCTTGGCCGCCGGGTCAAAATCCACATCCATGATCTTTGACAGGTACTGATCCCGCGCGTGGCCGATAACCTCACGGCGCCAGGTCTTGCGGCCCGTGGCCTTGTGCTCCTCCTCAAAGAAACGGATCACGCCGGACCCGGTGTTGATCATCAGAGGATCTTCATTCAGACGGCTCAAGGGCTGGTAAACATCAACCTGCGCCTCGCGCATCATGTTGTTGATCGGGCCGGTATTACCCGCCGCCTTCGCGTGCGAATGATGGCCACGGCGCAGGGCGGCAAGCTTCTTCCGCAGATCATCAGCCTTCCCAACTTGCGTTTCCAGCTCCTTGAGCTGCGCCTTTTGATCATCGCTGCGCTTGCTGGCGGGCGTCTCCTTGATCTCTGCCACGGTTTCGCGCGCCAGATCCCCGGCCTCGATCTCAAGTTCTTCCCAAGGCTGCAGCCGGAGAAACAGGGCCTCGCGCGAAACCCGCCCGGAAATCTGCTGCGCCAGGCGGCGCACCTCTAGCTGATCGTCATCCTGCGCCCAGCACTTGCCGTTCCAGACAAACCAGCCCACCCGCGGCACGAACAGCACCTCATCCCCAAAGTATTTGGTGAACCGCCTGCCGTTGCCATAGTCGTTGAGAGGAAACAGCGCGCATTCCTCCGCGAGCTGATCCATGGGATCAGAAACAGGGTCCCATGGGCCGCCGTCCTGAGGGGTGCGGGGATCCTCCGCACCGGGATCGTAATCCGCCGGGTGCACCTGCTCTGCGCGCTCGAAAGCCTCGCGCACATCATCATAGCCATCTTTCATTGCTCATCCTGCCCCGTGCAGATCATATCGTTGAGATCCCCGCCCTCACGCGCGGGCACCACCAGCCCCGTCAGGGCGGGGTTTGCATTCATGGCGCGCCTCAGGCCCGCAGTAAGCTGTGCCCGCGTTTGCCGCGGATCGCTGTCACCATCCTGAATGAAGATCAGCCGGTCGACGCAGACAGGCGGCAGGAATGCATCAAGGTCATCCAGCTTCGGTTCATCGGAAAACCGCCCGCCGGACCGCTTGCCCGCCATATTGCCAAGCGAGATGCCAGCCCAATAGCTTGCCCCCAGCGTTGCACCTGCGACCAAAGCGGTCAGAGTGGTTTCAATCCCCTCGCCCATGACAAGGGCAGAGGTGCAGGCACTGCCAGTCAGGCGGATTGCGCCACCCTTTTGCGACCCGCGAACCGTCTTTGCGGCGAGCACTTCACCGGTTTCCGGGTGCAGGATCCTCGCCTTCCCCTTGGGCGCGGAAAGGTCAATCCAGGTCCGGTGAACAGCCTGCAATTTGCCGTCCGCGCCCTGTACCGCCGAAATCAGTACCGGGCCGCGGTGCAGGGTCCGGTACTGGCTGGCAATTTTTTTCACATACGGATAGTCCGGCAGAAACCGGAAACACTTGAAGGGCATCGGCAGTTCCTGAAATCCCGGAACCCGCAAATTCAGGTACGCCTCCGCCAGAGTGCCGCGAAAAGGCTGCGCCGCACGCCAGATGCCCACCGCGTCCCGGCGTGCGGCTGCCCTGTACCGGGCCTGCTGCTCCTCCGCCCTGCGGCGGGTTTCCTCTTGCCGCCGCCTGCGGCGCTCCAGTTCCGCAGGATCAATCTCCGCCTCGCGCTCACCTTCAAGGAACTCGACAGCCTCGATAAAGCTGAGATCCAGAACCAGCATCACCAGAGCGATCGGATCCCCACCCCCGCAAGAGCGGCAGTTATACACGTTCTGGCGCTCACTGATCGAAAAGCGATCAGTGCCGCCGCACTTCGGGCACGGCCCGGTCAGCTCCCCACTCACCGGGCGCAGCCCTTCGATCGGCGGCAGTTTTTCCAGAACTTCACGCATGGTCCGGCCACGGGCCAGATCAACGCGGGGATCCTCTTTGGTGGGCATCGAAACACCTCAGGGTGAAAACTTGCATTTAAGGTGGTCAGCAGGCGCAGACCCGCGCCCGCCAGACCGGCCCGTCAGAACGGGATTTCATCATCGTCAATGTTGTGGCCAGAACCACCAGGGGGCGGACCGCCGCCATATCCGGGGCTGCGGTCATACCCGCCACCCGAGGCGCTGCCGCCAGAACCTGAGGAGCCGCCGTCGCGGCGGTCCAGGAGCGTGAGCGTGGAGCCAAACCCCTGCAAAACCACCTCCGTTGAGTAGCGGTCCTGCCCGTTCTGGTCCTGCCACTTGCGGGTTTGCAACTGGCCCTCGACATAAATTTTCGAGCCCTTGCGCGTATATTGCTCAGCCACCCGCACAAGCCCCTCATTGAAAATGGCGATCGAATGCCATTCTGTGCGCTCGCGGCGCTCGCCCGTCTGGCGGTCCTTCCAGCTTTCAGAGGTGGCAAGGCGCAGGTTGCAGACCTTCCCGCCATTCTGGAAGTTGCGGACTTCGGGATCACGGCCAAGGTGGCCGATCAGGATAACCTTGTTCACAGATCCGGCCATCAGAGCGCCCCCACCACGAAAGCCGCAGCCTGCGCGGCGGCAAAAGGCATGATGAGGCATCGCTCCGGCACATCGCCTGTATACGGAGGCGCGATATTCGTCATGTGCAAGTGACCACACACCAGAGGCCACGGGCGGCAATGCGGCCCAGGCTGGAACGGCATCCAGTCATCAACCACGCCACAGCATCCGAGCGCGCGCGCCAGATCGGCTGCATGATGGGTCTTTCCGCAGCCGGGCGGGCCGTGCACGATCACGGTGCGGTATTCCCGCTGATTGTTGTCCATAGTCTCAATCCTTCTGTTTGGGGTTCAGGTCCGGCGCAAGCTTGCGCGTCCAGAGTGCACAGGCCGCGGCGCAATCGGTTCCATTCACCGTTTTGTGCAGCCTGGCACAGGGCTGGCCCGCGGCGCGCATGGCCGCTTGCTCAGGAAAAGCCGCGCAGGTGCCGCAGACCCGGCGCAGGTGCATTGCACATCCTGACGCGAAGGGGCGCGCATGGTAGGGGCGGCGCGCAAGGCGGCGCCCCAAGCTTGCGGAGCCTTGGGGTTCAGGTGCGGCGGCCATTTCCGCCCCCGCTCAAACTCACGCCGGACCGCCCCTTGAATTTGGCGGCCCGTGGCCTGCCCGCCGCGGGCAGGATCGCCCCGCAATCGCGGATCAGCACCAGGTGCGACCGCAGCAACTCAAGCGCCATCTCTTCAACACTTGGCATTGCCACCCCCAGACGGCTGGCCTCCTGACGGGCAATGCGCTCAATCGTGCCACGCTCCTTGGGCGTGAGGCTGCTGATGATGAAATCACCCATGGCCCGTCCCCCGAGCAGGATCCCCCAAGGGCGGCAGCACCACCCCTTTCTCCGCGGCCACGGCCCGCACATGGCTGACCAGTGCGCGGGCGCGGGAGAGCTTGATATCGCGGCCAGGCGTCTTGAGAAACGCAGAGACAGTGTTGACACCGCCTCCGATGGCCTGCGCCAGCGGCGCAGGGCGCAGCTCCGTGGCCAGAAGGGCCGCAGAGAGCCACGCCCGCAGCGCTTCCGGCGAAGGGTATTCAGGAACATCTTGCAGGTCAGCCATTTATGTACCTCCTATCGCAAACCTTGCTAGTTGCATATCACCTTTAAAGGTTAGAGCAAGAGGTGAATGGCACCTTTTTTTACGTTTTTCCCCCTTTCCGTTGCCTCAATCCCTTTTAAATGTTAATCGGACCCACTACAGAACCCGAAAAATTCATACTGAAACACATACTTAGATCCGAAACACAAACCGACCGAAGGACAACAGATGCGACCAGAGACCGAACGCAAGCTGGAAAACGCACGCACCAACTTAAAGATCCTCGTAGCGCTCGACGACCGAAGCGCAGCCGAAATATCCCGAGAAGCCGGGTTAAGCGTTAATGTTCTAGGCAAATACCTTCGTGGTGAAACCATGATAAATTTTGGCAACCTTCAGTCCATCTGCGACGTCTTAGGGACCCCCATTGCACTGATCACCTCCGACCGGCAGATCACCCCCGCGCGCATTCGTTTGTACCGAATTCTTGACCGCATGAGCGATGAGGAGCTATTGGCCTTCATTGAGAAAGAAAAGGGCGGCTCCTGAACATCCAGGCGCGCAGCCCGCAAAGAAAAGGCGGCGCCGGAGCGCCGCCGAAGTGACATGACCAAATAGACGTAAAGGCGGTGCCAAAGGCGCCGCCTTTACCTTTTTTGCGCGCGGAATTCCTCAAGGAACGCCTCAAGCCGGTCGCAGAATTCTTCCGTGCCTGCCTCATCCAGACCATCAACCAGCTCATCAACCTTTGCGATCATGGCGGCGCGGATATCCTCCGTCTCCGCCTCATTCTCAGCAAAATCCTGCCGGTTGTGCTTCAATTTCATTAGCGTGTGTCCTTCACCTTTAAATTATCGCCAGAACCCTATGCCACTCAGCACGGCGGGCGGTCAACCTCATACGAACAAAAAGCGACCATTGGCGCATTCTGCGCACTATTAGTTGACTGTCACCTTTTAGTGTGTTTATCACATCAGATATCAACACAGGAGGCTGACCCCATGGCCTATACGCCCTTGACACCGCCAGACACCGCAAGCGCCGCGGAACCCGGACCGATTGTGCTGCTCATCAACGGCTCAGGCTTGGGAATCGCCCTGCTGTGTGCCTTCGCACTCCTGACAGTTTACATGATCCTCAACGAGGGCGGGAAATGACGGCGCTCAGCTACTTGCAGAGCGGCGAAAACCTGACCACCGCGCAGGCGCTCGATTGGCTGCGGCAGCAAGGCATCCACACAAGCCGCCGCGGACTTGAGACGGCGCGCGCTGAAGGGCGCCTGAAATTCTTGAAAGTGCGGGGCAGGACCCGCATCCTTTACCGGCCCGAAGATCTCGCACAAGCATTTTTTGAAGGAGTGCAGGAATGCCCCTCAAGCTCATCCAGCGCAGCGAAGGAGGCGCGTGGTACATCCGCGGCACCGTTGCAGGACGATATGTTTACCGCAGCACTCAGACTAGCTCAAAGCGCGCCGCGGAAGCCATCAGGATCCGCACCGAAGCGGAAATGCTCGAACGTCACTCGCTTGGACGCAAGGCAACAGCAACCTTCCAGGAAGCCGCGGTCAACTACCTGACTGCGGGCGGAGAGGGGCGGTTTCTGACACCGATCCTGCACCACTTCAAGGATGTAAAACTTTCCGCCATCGATAATGCCGCGATAAACGAGGCGGCGGCCAGCCTATACCCCGGCGCCAAGCCCTCGACCATCAACCGGCAGCTCATCACGCCGGTTTCGGCTGTGCTCACGATGGCAGCTGAGGACGGGCTATGCGAGCCGGTCAAGCTAAGGCGCCGCAAGGTGACAGACAAGAAAACCCGGTGGCTCACGCCTGCGGAATTCACCGCCTTTGCCGCGGAACTGCCGCCGCACCTCAAGCAGATCATCGGCTTCATGATCGGCACCGGCGCGCGCGCGCGCGAAACCCTGAGCCTGCAAGTCTCCACGCTCTATCTCAGCACTGGCCAGGCACTGCTTGCCGAAACAAAAAACGGCCTGCCCCGCATGGTGGAGATCCCCGATGCCGCGCTGCCGCTGATCCGGGCACGCAAACTGCCCAAGGAAGGGACGGCCTTCCTGACCAGCCGCAACCGCCCCTATGAGCTGCGCGACAACACCGGCGGGCAGTTCAAAACCGCATTCAACAAGGCCCGCGCCCGCGTGACGGAGAACAAGGAAAACGGCATCACCCTAGGCCGGGACGTGACCCCGCACACGATCCGCCACACCTGGGCGACATGGTACTACGCGCAAACGCGGGACTTTGGCCGCCTCCTCGACCTTGGCGGATGGGCCGATGCCGATACCGCCAACATCTACCGGAAAATCGCGCCGGACGATCTGGCCCAGGATCTCTTGCAGCATGGCTGGGATTTCCGCCGCGGCTTCCAGCGCGACGGCGCACCTGCGCTGCGCGTGGTGAGTTCAAACTGAAAGGAGACCGCCCATGACCAAAGAGCAACAGGACGCGGAACTTCTCACCCGAGTGCGGCGGCGCCTGCTGCACGGCCCCTATCCGCAACTTGGCGTCAGAGCAGACGAAATCGTTGCCGGGTTTCTTGTGTGCTTGGAAGAGCTGCAAGAAATGCGCCGAGAGAGCGAAGCCAGCCGGAAAAGGCGCGCCCCAGGATCACCTTAGATCAATATTTTCACCATAGGAGAGCGACATGCCCCCCATCAAACACCCCTCGCCAATCGAAGCATTCGGAAGCCTGTTTCTGCGCGCTGCCGAGCAGCAGCGCATTGCGCAGAACCCAGCCACATATGTCACGCCGGACGACCTGTCCCGGCGGATCGTTGCCCTGGCAGGTGACGCCCGGCACAGCGAAGGCGAAGCCCGGCACCTGATTTGCGCCGACATTGCAGCCGCGGCGGCGCGCCTGGCGCTGGATGCAAAATCGCCCGAAGCTGTGGATGCTCTGCTTTCGCAGCACTGGCAGCAAAGACAAGAGGCCGTCTGCGCCGCCGTGAAGGTCACGCCCGCCATGGTAGACGCGGAAATTGCCGATGAGGATTATCACGTGCCGAACGGCACAACGCTCACGATCTGCACCCTCACGCTTGCCAACGGTTACACCGTTACGGGGGAAAGCGCCTGCGCGGATCCGGCCAACTTTGATATCGAGCTTGGCCGGGATCTCGCCAAAGGGAAGGCCCGGGAAAAGATCTTCGGGCTACTGGCCTTCCGGTTGCGCGACGAAATCTGCTCACAGCAGCGGCGCCGCAGCCAGGCGCGCGAGGTCCTGAAAGCCAGCGCCACCACCCACAAGGACCCGCTGATCAACTCGATCCTGACTGAAAACGGGGCGTGACATGGGCGCGATTTGGGCCGGGCCTTACCTGTTCCTTGGCCGCCTCACGATCGGCAAGGTGATCAGGGACGATCAGCAGTGGCACGGGTTCTCTTACCTGCCGGGCGCCGCTCAGGTTCTTGGCCCCTTCCAGAGCGAGCACGAGGCGCGTGAAACGGTGGAGAAATCGGCAAACAGCCGGATCAAGGCGATGTTTGGTGCCGGGATCAAGACCACCACCGCAGCAGTGGAGGAGGGGCGGGAGCTGCGCGTTCTGGCCCGTGCGATCTGGCGCGCAGGCGTCTGGACCTGTGACCGGCCCGTTGACAGCGCCGCCATGTTCAAGGACCTGGGCCGCGCCCTTGGAATGGACCCGGATCTTGCGCCGCGCCCGGTTTCCAGGACAGAACGGCAGCAGCGGGTCATAGCGGCGCAAGATCTTCCCGCAGACGCGCCGCTTGTCGAATAAGATAACTGCGCGCACGGCTGCCCCGTGCGCGCATTAAACCTTTTATCTTGATTTTCACCTTTTAGGGTGTAATGTGGATCGCAGCACAGATGAGGCGAGACACATGGAACTGAAAGTTTTGATCGGCTGCGAACAATCCGGCGTTGTCCGGGACGCCTTCAACGCGCTGGGGCACGACGCATGGTCCTGCGATTTGCTGCCCGCAGAAACCCCGAGCAACAAGCACATCATTGGCGACGTGCGAGACGTGATGAACTGGCAGGATTGGGACATTCTGGCGGTCATGCACCCGCCCTGCACCCGCCTCTGCAATTCCGGGGTGCGCTGGCTCACGGAGCCGCCAAAGAACCGCAAGCCGGGATATCCAGAGAAATACGAAAGCTGGCCCCGCGAGCAGCGTCTTGCATGGCTCTGGGCGGATCTGGAAGCGGGCGCCGCCCTGTTCTCTGACTGCTGGAATGTGGCGCACATCCCGCATGTGGCCGTAGAGAACCCGGTCATGCACAAACATGCCAAAGCCCGGATCCGCAACTTCCGGCCCCACGCGCAAAGCTTCCAGCCGTGGCAGTTCGGCACTGATGAGGACGGCCCCGACAACGAGAAAAAGCGCACCTGCCTCTGGCTGCGCAACCTGCCGCCGCTCACCCCCACAGGAACACTCGACGGCACAACGGCCCGTGACAGCGTGCACAAGGCCAGCCCCGGCGCAGACCGCTGGCGCGAGCGCAGCCGGTTCTTCCCCGGCGTCGCCGCCGCAATGGCCGCACAATGGTCCGCCCACGCTATCGCAAGCCGCGCGATAGCCGCCTGATACCGCGCCGCCGTGCGCAAGCAAGGAGATTGACAATGCCCGCAGACGCCATCCCCACCTTCCTCGCAAGCCTGAGCCGCTGGGCCTTCCGCCAGCGGCTCAGGCTTGAAGATGATCACACCCTGAAAGGCTTCTATGATGACAGTTTCCGGCACGGCGATCATGCCCGGCACCGGGCCGCTGCCGCAGAAATCGCCCGCCGGGATCCGCGCAGCCGCCGGGCGCTGCCCAGGCCGGAGGCCATGACATCCCGATGAGTTGACCGGAAGCGCCGTACACCCGCACTCGGCGCTCACCTTTAATCTTCATTTTCCCCGTAATGAGTTTCGCCATGACCGGCCCGACCCGAAAACAAACCGGCGCGCTGAATGCGAAGGTGGCGCAATGGACCAGGCTCAACAGCTTCACCGAGGAAAGCCGGGTGATTTCAGATGAGCGCGAAATGATCGGGAACCGGCTGCACTTCCGCATCCTAATCGCTTCGCAACACCAAGAAACGCGAGTTGAAGGATCGATCGGCCCGCGCGGCGGCACTCAGTTCACCGCGTTCCAGCGGCGGCGGATCCGCAACACACCACCAGACACCCCATGACAGAAGGAGACAGATCATGGAACTCGCAACACACCATCCGGCGGAATGGATCGAAACCGGCGAGCACGCCGAACCACCCGGCACCGCATGGGTGAATGGCACTCCCTACCGGCGCACCACAGATCTTGGCGGCACCCGCTATTTCCGATGCGATGCGGAAGATCTTGAGCCGCAGGACGAATTGCACCCCGCGCTGGTGCGCGGGCGCGAGCTGGATCCGGCAGAAACGGCGGAAGCCTTCCGGCAGCAGGACGCAATCCAGGCGCCCGCCCGGAGGGAAGCACACGCAGCGGGGCGCACGCAAGGCCGCGAGGAGATCCGCGCTATCCTGCGCGGCCTCATCGGAGAACCCGCGACCCGGCTTGTCACCTGA